AAGTACGCACTCAACTCGCCCACCAGTGCGCAGTACTGTTTCCGCCGTTCGGCTTACCGCAGCAACGCGGACTATGTGTGGTTTGTCTACGCATCCGGCAGCGTGAACGCGTCCTACGCGTACGGCGCCGGTAGGTGCGCCCCGAGTGTGTTTATCTCCGATTAAGTAAATTACTGGAATGAAAAAGTAAATATGGCTCTGGCAGCTATAAAATCATGGCACGCCACAGAAAAAAGAACATATAAAAAAACTCATGGGATGTAGGCTATATGTGCGCAGTACTGTTTCCGCCGTTCGGCTAACCGCTACTACGCGTACAGTGTGTGGAATGTCAACACATCCGGCAACGTGAACACGAACAACGCGAACAACGCCTCTAGGTGCGCCCCGAGTGTGTATGTTAATACGCGCATACGGCCAGCACAAAGTGCTGGAGATGCGTAAAGAAGAATATGCACAGAGCCGAAATCCCTGCGTAAGCTAAACAATACTGTCGTGATGCAATCCCCTTGCGAGGGGTGCGCTATATACATAGCAGAAACAATAATAGATATGGACAGAAACGAAGTTATTGGAATCGATGCATTACACCTTTCAATGAGAAAATGTGAAAAGGGAGTAAAATGGAAAGGCACAGTAGCATACTACCGCCATCATTGGATCGATGAACTAAACAAACTGTCAAAGCAGGGCAGACTAACAAAACGTGAAGTAGATGCCCATTTTAAAGCATATAAGTCAAGCGTACGGTATGGCAACTATCACAAATTAGTTTATAGGCTGAATCGTTGGTATGAAGGCCTATGGAAAGCGAGGACACCATGAGCATTATAACCAAGCACAAAACAGGAATTGGGGAGCGGAAGGATATCGAGAACGCCTTGGCTTCACAGGAAAAAAGGGACGCTATCCTAGAATATATTGCCATTTGCGATCACCCAGAAGTTTTCGAAGAAGAAAGCGAGGAATTAATCAATGAGTAAGAGATTTTATGATATTGCAAAACGAAACTACCCTAATAACTGGAATATTGAGATGTTGCGAACCCTGCTCGAATTAGGGCGGCTTACTCAGGAAGAGTATGATGACATCGTGGGAGAAGACGAATGAAGTCTGCTATCCACTACGATGCCGAAGACATCAAGAAGATGCTTGCAGAAAAGCATGGGGTAGAGGTTAAGAACGTCATCCGCAACCAGTATAGTTATACGGTGGTTCTTGAGAAGGATGAATATCCGAATATTAGAGTACCAAACGGGACAACTGGCGAATATACGCACGACATCAAATGATACTAAAGAGGTAAAATCATGGGAAAGTCAGAGCGAACCCTTAAAAAACTGGTTTCATTGCTGGTCAAGAAAACAAAAACATCCGGATATGACACACAGGCTGTTGTTCGCAGGATAGAAGGGAATACGGCATGGGTGCATATTCCTGGGGGAGTCGATGAAACGCCCGTCAAATTGACGATAGATGCTAAAAAAGGTGATTCTGTACAAGTGCGTGTAGGCGGCGGCAAGGCGTTCCTTGTTGGCAATTCAACAGCACCACCGACGGATGACACCACGGCAATCAAGGCAGACTCCAAGGCGGTTAAGGCTGACAGATTGGCACAGGTAGCACAAAAAGCCGCAGATGATGCGAGAAAGACAGCTACAAATTATTTGTCATGGACTGCGGAGGACGGTTTAATCATATCTGAAGACGCAACCGAAAATCCTTCAGAAATGACAGGCGGTTCGACACGGATAACATCCAGTGGCGTTGGTGTATATCAGGGACAAGATGAAGTCGGGCATTTTGGTGTTGACGAAAATGGATATAAAGTTCTCACGATTGAAGACGGAACAAACTCCGCAACCGTACGTCCACACAGAATAGAGTTAGTCAGCAATGCATCAATACCGCTTGAAATTGCTTCTGAGACAGAAGTGCTTTTTACGGTGTCCGATGACCAGGGCGTGGCAAAGTCTGCAACGGGTACGGGAAACCTCCCCGCTAACCAGGACACCTATACTCCACGAGTGAATTTAACTATAGGAATCGGAATCTATGCCCTGATAGGCGTAGGAACATTTACGAATCCCGGAGGTTCGAATGTATCTAATTCCATTGGTATGCAGATAACAGACAGTTCCGGCAACGTGTTAAACGGGGCAGAACAGAGGTTATGGACTTCACAAGCGTATTGGCAGCGGATGCAGGTATTTACCGTATACGGCAACAGAACAGGCGGTATGCGGGTTGATTTACGCCTTGCCTCAAGCGTTGCACGGTCAGATTGTACTGCAACATTATACGCAATCAAGATTGGATGACATTATGAAAATCACAAAACTCAAAAAATCCACATACCCTAGAAAAATAACTTTTGACAATGGGCGGTCAAGCAAGATCCCGAATCAGAAAAAATTTAAAAGTGAGTACATAAGGCGGCACGGATGTTCTCTAGCCGCCTTTTATGTTGCTCTAGGATTCTGTGGCAAGACCATGAAAATCAATCCTTTGCTTAAATGGAGTCGTAAAAACTTGAAAAAGTACATGAGGGCAAAATTGACCATCAAGGGCGTTGCTGTTGGGATCAACAAGAGGACCGGCAGAAAGTGTGCGACCTATCATAAAAAGGCAACCTATAATCAGATCCTCAACGCCCTAAAGAGGGGTCATTTGGTATTACTGGAGTTGGGCAACCCGATCCACACAATAACATTGTACCGATCCGGTGGAAAGACCTATCGTATAGATCACGGTCAGGTCAAAAAGACCGGGCTAAAGGAACTAGTCAAAAAAGCAACCAAGTCCTCGACCTATCGAGGCTGGGTAGATGTACGGGGGTGAGGATATGATTCCTGTGACAGATGCGGTCACGCTGATACTTGCGTGTTGTGGTGGAATAAGCGTGATCGGAGCAGCAGCGGTGTACATTGGTAAGGCTGTGGGATGGATCAGAAAACCGGAACACCGACAAGACGAGATTCTACAAGACCATGAAAAGAGGATCACCACACTTGAGACCAAGACAGATAATGATTATATCTCGATCCAAGGACTTCAAGAAGAAATGGCAATGGTTCTCAAGGCGGTGGTCGCAATTATGAAACATGAGATCAATGGCAATGACACAGAGTCCTTGAAAAAAGTCCAAAGGGAAATAGAAGATTATCTGATTAGTAAGTGAGGTGATAACATGAGCGATTCGACAAGAAAATGGTTATACTATGCCGGCATAAGAAGTCTCAAAACGATTTGTCAGACAGCCGTGGCTACCATCGGAACATCAGCAGTCATGTCTGAGGTCAATTGGGTGATGGTAATTTCTGCCTCAATTTTGGCTGGTATCCTGTCTCTTTTGACATCCGTGGCTGGAATACCTGAGGCAGACTTTGATGAATATTACATGGACATTTATGATGGGGATGATGAGGATGAGGACGAGCAAGACGGGATTTGACCTGATTAAGAAGTTTGAGGGATGCTCTCTTAAGGCATATCAGGATGCCGTGGGAGTATGGACAATCGGTTATGGCGTGACCTCCGCTGACAAGAGCGTGACAGGTCACAAGATCACCAAGGGCATGACCATATCCCAATCTACCGCCGATCAATGGTTGGAGGAGTGCATCCGACAGATTTACGAACCAAAGGTTAACAAGTATTCCAAGTACAACTTTAGTCAAAGTGAGTATGACGCTCTTGTGAGCTTTTGTTTTAACGTGGGGTCAATTGACCAGTTAACCGCCCATGGGACAAGGTCTAAGGTCGAGATCGGACAAAAGATGTTATTGTACGTCAAGGCGGGCGGTAAAGTACTGGAGGGTCTTAAGAGACGCAGACAGGCTGAGTATAAACTCTACACGGAAAAACAGGGGTACACAGGAAAGTTCCCCAATCTCCCATCGAGGGGATATTTTAAGCTAGGGGACGGCATCGACCAGTTAAGGGGAAAGCAGACCGACATCAAGCGAGTCCAACGTGTGGTTAATTGGGTCATGGACTTCTCCCTTGAGGTTGACGGAATGTACGGGGCAAAAACCCAAAAGGCAGTCAAAAAGATGCAGACAAGATTCGGTCTTGATGCCAACGGGTCATATGGAGCGAAGTGTCAAAAAAAGGCAAAAGCATTTAGGAAGTAGGGGCAGAAATGCCCCTATTTTTTTATGCCAACTGTGACACCCGATGTGACACCCACCCCTAAAAATCGCATAAACACTAGGTTTGCACCTTGACTTTTAATCAAGTTGTCCGGGGTTCGAATCCCCGATGCCTCACGTATTCAAAATACCCCGTAGAGCCTTTATTTATGCGGTTCTACGGGTTTTTTATTTTGTCTTGAATTTGGAAGATAATGTAAAAAAATACTACAAAATTATACTAAATTATACATTTAGATGTGACACCCGATGTGACACCCTAAGAGCTTTGCGGCGGTTTCCATCGTGGTATCATCCTGGTGCGTATAAATGTTCGCCGTCGTGCTTATGTCAGCATGTCCCATCAGGTCGCGTGCTGTCCGAATATCGACACCCGCCTTTTGGAGGTTCGTGCAGTAGGTATGGCGGAAAAGATACGGAACGAAATCATCCGAAAGCGGGTAAGGTGGTATTAAGGCGTTCCGGTAAACCTTGCACCCCATGGAAATGTTCAGGGCGCGTTTCAATGATTTCACCAGTCTCTTGTAACTGGAATCGTCATGAACCTTGCCGGCATTGTTCGGCGCGATCAGACCATCCATCCCGCGGATCTTCGTCCAGAGCTGATCCGGGACCGGGACATACCTGTCGGAGTTCTTCGTTTTTGTGCCACGGATGTGCAATCGCGGATAACCTGGCGACGTGGTGAAGTCGGTCCGCATCACATGACACGCTTCTGAAGATCTGCACCCACAGTAATACATCAACTGGAACAGAATAAACCGCGGATCATCGTCACAGATCCGGAGCCAGTGGTTTTCCTCAGATGCTGATAATGACCGGCGCGGCGAATAATATCCTTCAGGCTTGATCAGATCACCGGCCGGATTCTTCAGGATCAGCTGGTTGCTGACTGCCTTGTCGAAGATGAAAAACAGCTCATGGTATAATTTGTCGATGTGCGACTTCGACATTCCCACCTGTTTGTTTAAAATCGCCTGGCACTGCAGTGGCTTGACTGCCCGCAGCGGAACTGATCCAATTTCAGCCAGGATGTGCTTGTTGATTCTCTGTTCCATTTGTGACCGGTAATCTGCTGATACATTTGGCTTGTAGGCATCCAGACATTTTTTCGTCCATGTGGCGACATTCATATTCCCAGACAAAACGACGCGGCCCTCTTCAAGGTCGCGTTTTTTTAATGCCATTTTTTCATACAGTTCTTTTTTAGTGTCTGCCCGGACCGCGTAGCGACGCCCTTCGAAGGTAAACGTCGCGGTATGCTTGTATTTTTTCATAGCTAACCCCCTTTATGACATTCAATTTCAATCATGTCCGCCGGCAGGGCTGATTCATGATCCTGCCTGGCGATATGCTTCAACTCGTGTTCGTACTCTTTAATCTGCTGGGAGCGGTCAAGGATGGAATTAATAATGATGGTGTAGTAACCATCCTTGTATACCGTATAACCCCTGATCCTTGCAGGCATTTCCGCCTGGAATACTCTGATTTCTTCTGTCATTTTTACTCACTGAACCTTTCGATCATTCCGATAACGAAGCGCAGATCCTCCGGAGTGAGCTTTCGGGATGCTTCAAAAAGTGTTTTGTATTCCGGATTGCTTTTCATGAGGTCTGCAAGTTCTCTTGTTTCGTCATTCAAATAATATACTTCGTCCTGTCCGTTATTCGGGACTATGTTACCGACTTCCAGCAAGTAGCTTGGG